AAACGGGATTACATTTGCATCAGTCTCTGGTCCGCGGTACCAGCTCCTGAATGACTCTTCATCCGTAGATCTAAGGTCTCGAGGCTTGGCACGGGATGTGGGAACTAGATGAATATCGCTACCAAAGCCAGGCCCACGAACACGCGCCCCCATTCCGATCGCATCAGAAACAAACCAAATAATATACCTAACCAGTGCACGCATCTTGCTCCTCTCTTTCGTTCAGGATGTACTGTGCAGCAACCTCTGCAGCCCACCAGCTCAGCAGGTTCTTCAATTGACGCAATGACCCCACATCCTTTCCGCCGTTCAAACGGGAAATGTATTGCAGGGTTGACAGGCCATCGACGTTGGCATGTTGATCCAGCTGCTGCCAGATCCAGGTTTCATGTTCATCATGAAACTTCACTGTATCATAATAGTAAATCAGCGACGGGATAACCCCGCCGCTGCAACCATGTTTCACGACATCTTCAATAGTGAAGGACTCTGACTTTTCTCCTTCAAGCAAAAATTTTTCAATACTCATGCTTTTCCTACCTTCCATGTGATACCATCGGCATCTGTGTGGTATTTAAATTTATCACCAACCTTGTATTGAATTTGATTGAATGGTTGATTGTCTAGAATCCCAATTCCTTTCTTTCTATCTCCCTTGAGGATTCTGCACCACATTTTTTCGTCGCCTCGCTTTGCATCTTTAAACCAAACATATACAATATCCTTTCCCCACTTCGGGTGCTTTTCAAACTTCTTAATACTGAAGTAGGCTTCTTTGCCATGCTTTGGACAGGTAAATAGTAAGTTACTTTTGTCTTCTTGTTTTTCTTTTGTCATCGTTGTTCTCCTTTGGTTGTCCCATGTACATAAGATGTTTAGCCACAGAAGTCAAGAGGTAAAACAAAAAAATTTTCACACATGCGTACGTGTAAGCGTAAGGTAATCTACAGCACCCTGACCTGCGGACCAGCGGTACCGCCAGTAACCTTCATTCTTAGTTCACAAACCACGGTTCTTGGTTCTGCAGTGGGAAGTGGGAAATGGGAAATGAGATCGACAGCCAATCCCTGATCCATTGATTATGCTAACGCCACGTCTGGCTCAATGGATCAGGGATCAGGGGGCATCATAGGTTTCGCCATAAACACTAAACGACTAGCCTCATTCTTTAGTGGGAAGCTTTTTCTCGAGTGCCCCAAGATAACGGTAGCCCAACGGACAAACAGGAGCTAACAAGTTTGAGATGATTGAGCTACCATGTGCATATATATATTATCCCACGCCGATGTCAAGTATTTATTTTACCAGCTTCACTTGGATCCAGCTGCGGGTCCGCATCCTGATGCTGCAGTCCTGCTTTTCTAAACAAAAGCGTGGATTACCAATGGGAAATGGGAGTTCACCACAGGTTCAGCGGTACCAGCTCCTGGAAGGCTCGGGGTCGATGGTCAAAGAATGTTGAATTTGCAATGGGAAGTGGGAGTTGGGAGATGGGAAATCACGGATCCTGCTGCACGGTCCCAGCTGCAGGTAACTGACTCTTCAGGATGGTATCTAGAAGTTGGCCGTAGTCAATGGGATATGGGAAAGTGGCAAATGGGACGGGGGTTGATGGCTCATGGATCATGGCCGATGTCCACTGGTACAGTTTCAAAGCTCTCTCCGAGAGGGCCTTTCGCAAGATAAATACTCTACCTCCCTCTCTACCACGCCTGATAATCCACGATTTTTGATATTTAGATAACCGAATGGCTGTACCAGAACTTACCTTTAGCTCTAACCAAAACTCTATGCCTTTACAACACCCATTAACGTCTGGAATTCCTAAGCCTACGTTTGTTTCTATTCTTTGAAAGTGTACGTTTGGTAACGCTTTTCTTAGCTCTTCGTATAGTTTTGATTCCTGTTTTCTCATTGGTTTTATCTCCTGAATTTATATTCTTTTGTATGTAAGGTAAGAACCATTTATTATCCCTAATAATCTGTGAAAGTGTGTTAGATAAATTATTTACAACAAGCTCTTCATCTTTATCAGCAGCTAGACAATTACCCTCTGAATTAAGACCAGAATGATAAACTACTGAATGAAGTACTTCATGTAAAAGTGAATTAGCAAGTGATCTTGATGATTGAGTCTTGTCTAAATGAATAGTATTTTTTACAGAATCATACTCCCCAAAACAATGATCGTCGTTATCATTAGAAGGTGAAACAAGATTAATTTGAACATCCTCGTAATTAACTCTAATCTTCTTTTTTAGTGTTGACACTAACAGCTCCCACATTAGTTGATATCAGATGAGAGTTATGTATTTTATGAAATGCGTTCCAGAATTCTTTTTCAGTCTTCGGAAGAATCTTCGCCTTCTTCGGCTTCGATCTCGAGTACTTTGCTGTTTGGTATTTCATCACGTAACTCATTTATCTGTTTAATTAATTCTTCTTTCGACATAGCTGACAGGTCTTGAACTTTTATTTCCTTCTTGTCAACATATAAACCAACAGATTGACCCAACCTAAACTCTGCATTAATTGCAGCAGCCAATTGACCTTTGTCCTCTGCCTTTTTTGATAAATCGTCTAATCTTCTAAGATGTCTGTAATGATCCTTATAAGTCTTTGCCGCTGAATCTCTTAACTTCTCAATGTAAGCTACTACATGAGGATATTTATCAGGATTAGTTAATAAACTACCTGTCTTCTCGCAAATTTTGTCAGCGTACCCAGCAGCTTTAGCCGCCTCTTTTTTTGTTACGTCTGGATATCTAGATACGAAAAATTCAGCAAATGTTCTTTGTTTGGGAGTCAAGAACTCTGCTCCTTTTAAACGTTTCTTTAATGCTCCAACAGTATTCATAATTTTCAATATCTATATAGGTATAATAATCTAAATATATATACTTACCACAAAAAAGGTCACCTAACCAGTAGAGTTACTTATAGTAGTCTGAAATTCAGTGTACTTTCAGGGTACTACACTGAAAGAATAACCATTGGTATATAAGGATAATAGTCTATTTTCCTGGTTTCAGTGTACTCGGTACTATTTTTCACATCATAACTGTCTGTACCTTACTGTACCTTATAAGATATCATAATTTAGAACCATTCTAAACTATATTATTTGCCGTCGTCCGTGATTCATGATAAATTGTTGACATGGAGGTAGCACATGAATAAAACTTAACTGGGTATTAATTACTCCCTCTAGGCCCAGTGGTTTTTTTAGTTGATTTTTTCACCCATTGGGCCTTTTCTTTAAGATAATTTCTTACCTTAGTAAACCCCTCCTTATGACTTGCAATATGTTCACATGCACCAATAAATTCTAAATCAGTGTAATCATATTTCATACGGTTTACAAACCAACAGCAAAACACAACGTTTCCCCACTCATACGGCCTCGTAGAATCAAATCTATCAATACTTATGTTAGTCTCCTTAGCCTTACCTAACCCAAGCTCCCAAGTCATTTCAATGCCTGAATATGGACAACGGACACCGAACCTTTCAAACTGCAGCTTAAATATCTCTAAAAACTCGTGACGTTGAAGTTTAGACTCTTTACGTTTTTTCTTATCACTATTATTTCTTAAATTTTTTGTAAGATAGTCAACGTATTCTATTGGATTTGATGAATGTTTTGCAATTCTGCTAGCATTTAAACATGTTCTACATTCAGCTTGAAGCCTTTGTTTACCTTCTTTAAAATAAAATTCTAATAAATTTTTTATTAATCCACACTTGCTGCATTCTTTTGTGGACCGTTTAACTATTCTATATTTTAACTCAAAGTCGTATTTTTCTTTTTCTGTTATATTCTTTACGCCAATTGATGTATTCGATTTGATCTTTGGAGAAGTAGACCTGTTCATTGTCTACCATTGTTTGGTAAGTGTCGTATACGTAAGTGTAATTAAACCCAGCCAAAGAACAGACAGTATCAAAATCGTCACCCCCATCAGAGAACCAACCGTGTGCCTTATATTTCTGTACCACCAACGGTCTCTCCATACCAGGATATATAACGTCTTCAAAAGCACGTTGCAAAACAGCCCGCCATAATTTTTGTTCTGGTAATATTTTTTCAGACTCATATCCTGTTTTTAGCTCCTCGATTAACATGGTAATGAATTAAACGAGGACTGGGCCAGAATGGTAGCTCTGTATGATGACAAAAGAGATCACCCAGCCCTCATTTAAATCACTTAACTACGCGTAATACTCTCGCATTAAGTTTCTCCTTATCGGTTTTGTTACGAATTTGATCAAGGTGGACTCTGAAGGCCATGCCACTATCATCAAACCCAAAACTAGCTCCACAAAACAATCCGTACATTACAGATTTTATTTTATTAAACTCCTCTCGATTGGTACGAGAAGCGATTAGTTTTATTGCGTTGTCTAGTTCAGCCACAAATACTCTTAAATTATTGTTATTAAAATGAAAAATGTAAATAGAAAATAATTCGTTTTTATAGTTGTACGTCAACTATCTCGCTTATACTCTTAATTGTATTTTAATACAAGTGCTATTTTTTATCGCTTAGAATCTTCTTAACATAAGCTTCTGGAGTCATTTTACGATCCTTCGCCCGTCGTTCAACTTCCTTTTTAATCAATAACGATATGTATTGGCTAGGCCCTCTGTGTTCCTTGCCACATAATCCTTTCAAAACATCATAGTCTGGTTTGCGTACCGCAACTGATTTATGCCTCATTATGTTCATAACTTATCCTCCTCTTTCTCAATTAGTGTTACTATTTTTTCTAGATTTTGGACAGAACAATCTTTAATAAACCCAGAAATTTTTCTTTTATAAGCGTTCTTAATCTCCTGGTGCCGTCGGCCTTTGTTGGATTCTTGCACCGCCCTTACTTCATCTAAAGTTTGATCAACCATACGGCCTTCTCATTTCTTGTAAAGTTTTAATCTCAGCCTGTTTCACTTTAGTATCAATTTGTTGTTCAAAGTATTCACCATCCGTAAAACTAACCATACAAGGATAATCTGGAGATCTTTCCATTTTACCTTTTGGTGTTTTTCGCATATCCATAAATGCCTTTTTAGTCTCAGGATGCTGCTCTGTCATAAACTTTAAAAGATCTTTTCCATACACCATAAATGCATAAATGTTTTCTTCCCAAGCTTCTATGTTATCAATCCAATCTTCTAATTGAATTACTATCCTTTTTGTTTTTGCTCTTGCTTCGTTCTCTTTTGTCATTGTTTCTCCTTATGTGCTAAATTAATACTAAATACTATTTTTTCTTTTTCAGATTTATTAGGTAAAGTATAATGATTCAATTTACTATCAAACAAAATAAAATCATCTTCTTTTACAGGTATATTTTTATCTTCTATGATTAAATTAGAATCATCAGGATGTTGAAAATAATAAACTCCTGACAATTGTTTTGTATCTTTTAAATTACTGTTTGGATCGTGGTGATTATGTTTTTTTACATATCCATTTTTTTTGTAAACATTAGACCAAAAATCTAAGACATAGTACTTTGTACCAGCTAACTTTTTAAAATTGTTAATTATGTTTTTAAAGTTATTTATCTTAGATCCTAATTTATAATTGTAAGTAGATCCTCCTTCTTCAACTAAATCATGTTTAACATATGCAATTGTTTGTAATGTTTTTAATATCATGTGTTTGTTTTTTAATTTTATATTTTTAATAATCATTAACTTGTTAATTCATAAAACTACGTATATCTTTAATAGCTTGTTCTGGTTTATATCCAGTTTGTTTTTCAAAAGCCTCGAAAAAATTTTTTAATCTTTTAGAACATTCAGCATCATTAAGCGGTGGATCTTCACCTACAATATGCTCATCTACCAAATCAGAGATATCATACTTCTCCATCAACATTTTTACCCATTTAATTACTGGGTGATTATGATCTACATCTTTACCTAAACTCATGTCAAACCTATCAATAGAGCTAGAACTAAGATTGAAATCGTGCGCGGAAAAGATAGCCATAACAAAACAAACAAAACGACTAAAATCAACAAAAGTTTCATGATTTTTTAATTTCGGCATCTATTATCCTTTTGGCAATTGTTTTATCAAATAAATGATATCCAGTTTCACCTACCACTAATGTAAGTTCTGCCATACGTCCAGCAATGATATCAATAAAGGCATCATCTTTAAATTCTGATTCTTTTACAGATTTAATGAAACCATCAACTTTTGCATTCAGCTCTTTCCAACTATATACATTCATCTAATTTACTTTCCAAAAAGTAATTTTTTGTTTTACGGTGCTAAGTAAAGTATTAAAGATTCTTTCAAGTCTTGTGTGATCATCCATAGTTATCACATCCTCTGGTTTTGTACCTACAAATAATTTTATTTGTTTTGAGTCCCTGTCTATTTCAACTGAGAAACGTTTGGTATTACCATCAGTTAAACCAAGCCCTGATCCGTGGTCGTTAGTTCGTAATTTATGATCTACAGTTACCTGTTCAGCTACCATTTTTTTCATATCCCATGAATATAGTGTTGACACTATGATTGTCAAGTAATAAAATAACTCGTATGGTGGCTTTATGAAATATATATTAGTTTTATACATGTGCAGCATGGTATCCAATGATTGCCCTAGTAATTTTATACCAGGGTATACTTTTTATAGTCATTCTGATTGTGTTGAAATGGGTTATAGAGTTGCCTACAATGCCTTTAAATCGTTAGAAGAAACAGAAGAATTTGACAAAGAATACGTAGAAAATAACAAAATAGTTGTAAAATTTGAATGCAGAGCAGTACCAAACAGTGATAAAAAGGGCGATCCTGCATAGTACTTGACTTTTTCTCCCATTTTCATTAATCTACATACATGAAGACGTATCGTATACAAGTTCGTTATAAAAGCAAGTATTACGATGCTGAAGTTAAAGCTGACGACGATTTTGGGGCTTTAGTTGAGTTCTTTAAACAAGGTTTTGAAGGTAAAATAAAACCGAAAGATGAAGGATTCTGTGATCCAAATCGTTGTTTTGTTACTTACGAGGAGGTCAACGATGTTACAAAAGTTAATATCGGAGAAACTGCAGTTGGAGTCACAATGGGCCAACAAAGCGTTAGCTCAGGGTAGGGTGACTACTGACATGAAGTGGATAGACATAAAGATCAAAAATCTAAGGGTAAAAATCAACGAACAAAGTGAGATTGACGCTAGATTAGGTCTTTTAGATGTAGATAAAGACGAAGACAAAACAGATACTTAGTCTTTACTAACATTTTTTTCAAAATCATTAATTTGGTGTAAGGGTTTTATGCCCTCTTTTAATCCTTTTGTTCACCATCTTCTAAATCCCAAATTATTTTAGAATATAAAATTTTTCCATTAACGTATTGTCTTGCATCTTCTTTACACAAAGGACATTTGTAAATATTATTTTTATCTGTTGTTTCAAAGGGGACTACCTCATTACAATTAGGACAGGTCCCAACATTAATCATGTGCCGATCCCCAATCTTTTCCGATAGCAACATCAACTAAAGAGGGGACTTTTAACTCATTAATACAATCTTCCATTATTTTTTTTATTTCATCAGCATCTTTTGCAGGTCTTACATTAAAACATAATTCATCATGTATTTGTATCAATGGTAAATAACCTGCCTTATAGCATTCAATCATCGCAACTTTTACTTGATCAGCTGCAGAGCCTTGTATTAATCTATTTAAAGCTTTGTAAGTTCCCGCTCGTTTGATATTATTTTTACCATACTTTTCAATCGCACTTTCATACGTTTCTGATTTAAATAAACCCCAAGCCATAGGTTCCCATTTATCAAATCTACATTTACGACCTCTTATGGTCCGTATAGATCCATACTTTTCTGCAGATTCCATACACCTATTTGCTAGTTGTTTGACAAATGGTACTCTCTGATTATATTCTTGTAAAAGTAACTTGGCCTCGTCGGTTTGGATTCCCAACTCATTGGAAAGTTTTCTCGCACCCATACCGTAAAAGATTCCCAAGTTAATTGTTTTTGCTTGAGATCTGGGGATTCCTGCCATTTCTGCAACTGTTTGGTGGAAATCTGCGTTTTCTTTTTCATAAGCCTCTACTAGTTTGTCTGATCCTGGAAAACCAATTGAAGATGCATAATGAACTACAAGTCTTGGCTCCTGTTGACTATAATCAAACGAACCCCATTGTAACCCAGATTCAGGTTTAAATAAAGACCTTATCTTTGTTCCTAATTCTTTATTTCTAGCTGGTACTTGTTGAAGATTAGGATTAGAATAACTGAGTCTACCTGACACAGTGCCTCCTCCATCACCTCTTAGTTGATGTATTTCAGCATGTATCCTCCCATTATGTTGGAATTTAAGGATTGAATCAATAAAAGTTGCATGGAATTTATGTACTTCTCTTGCTTCTCTAATAAATTTTGCAATTGGAAATTCACAGTTCAACAACCAGTTAGCAGTAAAGCTAGGTTCTTTTGTTTTTTCTGTTAAAGGATATTTTATTTTTAATTTGTCGAAAGCTTTTGCAATAGATCTTGCAGCAAAAATATCTACATCAACACCAGCTTCTTTTTTAATTTTTAAAAGTATTTTATCTTCTTTCAAAACAAATTCTTTTTTTAATTTTTCAGCCTCTTGTAAATTTACTCTTACACCTACAGCTCTCATTTCAATTAATATAGGAAGTAATTCAATCTCAGTGTTAAAAATATCAGTTAAAGATTGTTTTGTAATTTCTGTTTTTAAATACTGCCAAAGTTTTAATGTAAGTGATGCATCTTGTTCAGCATAAGCTCCTACAAATTTAGCAGGTAATTTATATAACTCACCTTTTGCATTTACTCCCCAATCATCAGCAGCCTGTTTTAATTCTAATTCTGATTTTGTTTCTCCTAATAAATCAAAACCTAACGCGTTAAGTGAATAAGAAAATCTGTTTTCATCTACCAAAGCAGCAGCTATCATTGTATCTATAATTCTACCATTCTTGATACGTATGCCGTGAGCCCTTAACCATCCCACATCGTACGGTGCGTTATGAAATATCTTATCTCCAGGCCCTGAAACTATATCCTGTATCCAATCAAGCACCATTTTAAGATCCATATTTGATCCATTTTCATGTGCAATTGGATAATATCCAACAAAACCATCTGCAGCTACAGCCACTCCTACTATATTACCATCCATAGTAGGCCATCCAGGCCCTTTATCTTTGATGTTTGGATCTCTTGTCTCCAAATCAATAGCTATTTCTTTAGCAGTTTTAAGATCAGGAAAACTAGTTGGTGTTTTCCAGTCTGAACTTTCTCGGTACGTTAAGTTTATTTGTTGGCTCATAAATGTAATTGTCCTCTATATGTTTGTTCAACTGATCTTTATTACTAAAAGCGTAAAGTGCAGCTTTGTATCCAATAGGAAAAATTTCCCAAGTAATGTCCTTAGTGCTTTCTAAAGCAGGATATACTTCTAGATTGAATTTATGTTTTTTTATTTTTATTTGTTTTTTTATTACCTTTGTCATTTTGTAGAAAATTTTTTTCAAGTTGGCAGTAATGGATTATTTTATTCAATTGTTCAATAGGATCCCCTTTTGTATATAATCTAGATGCATATTTAATTATGTTAGATTGAGTCGTATTTAATTTGTTTTTTCTACAGAAAGTAAAAGGTTGAATAGGTAAATGTTTGTAGTGTTCACCGCCTTCTTGGTGGTCTAAGGGGAACGCCTCCTTAAAATCATCATCTGTTATCATAATCTAAAAGCCCTAAGTGTTTCTAATTTTTCCTCAGCATTTGCAATTTTCTCTATTAATTTATCTGCCTCATCGACATGTTGAGGATGCTCTCCAATTGCTACAGGTTTTTCTAAATATATTTTTAATGTTGCCTCTGCCTCACTTATTTGAGAATTGTATCTATCTTCTAATGCATCTAATATTAATTTTCTAAACATATTACACTCCACACATTCCTTCACACTCCATATCCATACCCTCTAATAGATCTCCTTGTTTATCATTTTTCTTTTTAAAATCAACTTCAGATAATGGTTTACCAGACCTGTGTAAATAATAATTGTTCTCTTCAGGCTTACATCCTTTAAAACCTGTTCTAAGTTTTTTATCTAACTGTACCACTTCTTCAAACTCATCAGGTGTTTCTGTTTTTATACGTAACCATTCTTCATCAGAATGATATGGACAGAACGTACATGCAGACCTTGGTGGTTCGGGGAAGTTATTATCTTTCATCCATTTAATACAATCAGCTCTAGACATCCTCTTATCAATTAATGGATATTCAAAATCAATATAATGGTATTGAGATACTCTCATTCTAATAGATTCATCTTTAGATATACCAAATATTTGTTGCACCTTTTTATCTTTTGGAACTCTTTGTTTATAACCCACACCAAGTAATCTTCTTATTTCTTTTGTGACAGGTTCTATTTTATATGTTGCGGTACACATACGTCTGAGTATACCTTTTTTACCCGTTATCTTATGCCTAACATACATTGGAACTGTAGATCCTCTTACATAGGTTCCTTCGTTAGACTTAACCATACCTTCCTTCAATGACCCAGCAGACACTATATTTACTGGATAAGACAATTGTGTAGTCAACCATTCTAACCATTGGTATACTTTTGCAGGCTCTGACCCAGTGTCCGAAAATAATGCATAGTCTACCATAGGTATTTCACCTTTTTCTATCATCAATGCAAGTGTTGAACTTTGAACTCCTGCGCCTAATGACAATATTCTTAAATCAGCTGACATGTTTTACTCTCCTTACTTCATTTAACATTCTAGATAGTGGAAAAAAATACTCACTATTACTCCTTAATATATGAATATTTTGTTTTGCTCTAGTCACACCAACATACCATACCCTGTATTCTGAGCTTCTATCTATACCAACTTTATTTTGTATTGAGGCTATCCAATTAGTTTTTTCGTAAATAATTACGTTATCAGCTTCGCCACCCTTGATCGAATGTATCGTATCAATTATCATCTCTGAATTTTTAACAATATCTATGCCAGAATCAATAAGTTTTTCAAAATAAAACTTTTCTTTTTCTGGAAAATTTCTATTAAATACCTCTGTCCATGGTTTTCTTAATGAACCAAGACCACACCAAACGTTTAAAAAATCATAATTTAATTCTTGGCTATTATGTATGTTGTACCATCGTTTAGATTCTATGTTTCGCCAACCAAATCCTATTTCGTTTATATATGTGTATATAATTTGAACTTCTTCTCTATCTATACTTTCGCCTTTCATCAAACGTAACCAAATTTGTATTGCTTTCCATTTGTTAAGATCAAATGATTTTCTACCTTTTGAGTCTTGAAAGAATAATCCCATTTCTCTTGCTTTCGTTCTTAGTTCATCTACTATGTCATTAGTTCTACCTAACATGATCCATGATCCGTGTTCGCTGAATGGTATGTCTTTCAATCTATTATAAGTATTTATGCTACCTACATTCTTTTGTGGTATGAATTCTTTACGTTTTCTACCGTGAATGTAACTTGCAATATACTGTGAATAGTCGTGTATGTCTGAAGGAATCCTGTATGATTTTCTTAATATATAATCTCTACCTGGAAACTCATTAAACTCTTCTACATCTGCACCATTCCATTCATAGATCGCCTGGTCATCGTCCCCTGCTAAAAATATCTTTTGACTAAACGCAGCTAATTTATAAATCAATTTCCATTGTAAAGGTGTTAAATCTTGAGCTTCATCTACAATTAAAACTTTAAGTCTAGGCGGTACGCCGTTTTCTATGTACTCTTCAATCATATCTGTAAAATCTACTCTATGATCTTCTTTAAATTCTTCGTAAGCTTCTATTATTAATCTGTATTTTGCAAATACTACACGCTTAATTCTTTCTTCTTTGTAAGCATCATCTGGATGTTTAAGCATGTTTCTTGCTTTATCATATACTCTCAAAGACCAATCATTCCAAACACGTTGGCCATTGTATTTCTCAAACTGTAGTTTAGGTAATCCTAACACTTGTGCAAATTCTACCATATCTATCTCAGGGTCTATGACAGGTTTTGTTTTAAAATTCTGTCTACAAAAACTATGTATAGTTCTAAAATTTTTTAAATCTTCATCAGTAAGTTTTTTAAATTGTTTCTCAGCTCTGTTCTTTGCTTCGTTTACTGCTTTGTTTGTAAAAGATAAATAAGCAATATCCGATGGCATAACACCTCTTGCAAACAATTTATCTAATTTATTTAACAGAGTCGTAGTTTTACCTGTTCCAGGTGGGCCATATATCTTAACAGTTTTATTTGCTAACTGGTTCATCAAACTCTGCCTTTTTATCCTTTTTAAAGATATTTGTAGATCTTTCAATAACTGGTTCTATAAATTTTGGACAATACCAAATATTTTTTATTTTAATTTTATCAAAGTAATCTTTTTTAATTGCACCATTCTTTTTTAGAAAGTTAATTAATTCAAATTTTTTAATAGCTTTGTTTGATTTCTTAACAAACCTTTCAAATGTTTTATATTTGAATACAACCTTGTCATCAAATAGATACCACATGTCTGCTTCGACCTGTGATGAGTTTTCTGCTTGTTGTGTTTCTTGAGTAAACTGTATCATCATATCTTTAAACTCTTCTTGTGCTTCTGCTTCTTCGTCATATCCTTCTATGTCCTGTTGCATAGTTTTAAGAGTCATTAAGAATTGTCTAAAGTCTCTGTCTTTTAATTTTTGCCAAACTATATCTGCTTGATCAAATAAAGCTTCCGCAAACAATTGTTGTTGATTACATTGCTTACCTGATAATTCTATAGTTTTCTTTTCAATTGTAAGATAGTAAATTGGCGGACTTGTTTTCAATCTTTGAAACGAATCAACCTTTGGTACATACGCAGCAGTATCAATACCGTGCTTTAAAGTTTTACATAATTCTGCATTACAATGATTCTTCATAGGTAAATCAGAACATTTGTATGCGTAATCTTTTTTCTCGTATTGTTTTATAAGTCCTTGTACTTCATGTTTTGGTAAAGGTTCATTGAACTCTTCGTTTCGGTCCCATACTTCTTTTTGCCAACCATCTGGACTTTTCTTTTTTGCTAAGGTCGCAAAGGCAGTTAAAGCATTATTACGATAACCACCTTCGCAACCATTACGAATTAAGGCTTGAAGACACGGCGGGTACTGGTCAAAGCCTTCTTCCGCAATATGTTGATCATGCACTTGGATTGCATAAAATTTCTCTGTTGTAAGACGATACTGTTGTATCCAATCGAACCAATCACTAATCGTGATTCCTGTTCCGTTGTCGTTGAGCGCGTATCGAGTAGTCCTTACAGCCTGTTGATATGGTATATTAAGCCAATTTCCTAAATCATTCTTATGAACCTTGATTTGACGTTGTTTTGGGAAGATCTCACAGTTAGATAGCCCTAGATCGGTCGCTAATAGCCCTAATTTTTCGATCATGTCAGATGCAGGGATTGGGGTCAAAACGTGCAAGAATAGGTGTATACCGCCAGATTTGGAGCGATATGGCACCATAGGATAGTTTCTCTCCCTTATTTTTATTAATAATTGTCTAAAATCTTGGTCATACTTGTCTACGTCAATACAACCCCAATAACAGGTGTTGTCTTCTCTAATAGGTATGACACCTAAATTAATTTGTCCGTTTAAATGTTGTTGAAATAATTCTTTTGTGACAGGGGCCCGCTTGGTCGTAGCGCGCCCCTTTTCTTTTCCAGTTCTGTTATCCTTAGACCCTTCAAGAAAGTACTCTCCATAAGCACTATCTAGTCCTTGAAAGACCTCTATGAACTTGTCCAGCATTAGAATGGCTGGTTGGTATTACCTTGCTCAGTAAGATCGTTCTCCTCTTCATGTTTCACCACTACACCCTGTCTGCAAGTTTTGTAAAACTCAGACGCAGTTTGTAGTACTAATTCATTTTCAACCTTACCCGCATGATTGATTATCCAACTAGTCCAAGACCCCTTTGAATTGGTTTCTTGAGTTGTTGAAAGTCTATAAGAATTAAAAAAAGCTGGTTGACTTACAAAGTCTCCTTTAGCATTTTTAATTTTTGGCATAGCTTTCATCATAGAATTCCATTTTCTAGATTTCTTTGATTGTGTTCTTGACATTGTAATAAGCCCAGTTGTATCTGGTGTGCCGTCCTCATTTAATACCAA